AGTTCCTGCTGCTTTAGCAACAACACTAATTCCAATATCTGTTGCAGAACCAGTCGCAAAGAAAAACGGAGAAAAAGTAGTGCCCCGTGGATAAACTCCAATATTGTTAGCAATAGTGCCGCCGTCATACGAATCAAAAAACTTGAACGCTATTCCGTTACCTGTGTTTAGATTAACAGCACCAGTGCCTTTAGTAGTTAGGTTTAGGTCGATGTTGGTGTCGGTTCCTGCAACACCAAATACTGGGCCTGACCCAGTAATTGCACCAACTACCGTTCCGTAATTGATAGCAGAAGTTACATGATTAACTTGGAATTGTCTTACAGTACTGTTTGTGCGGAATACATGAGATCCAGCAGTGCCTTTTGTGCTGAACAACAAATCTACGTTTGTATCGCTACCTTGGGCAGAAATATTTGGCCCAGAGCCAGTAACGTTACCCGTAACCTGCACATAATTAACTGCTGATGCTGTGTGGGCTACTCGGAATTGTTCATTACTTTGACTAGCGTTTGTTGTAAAACTGTGATTTGTAGCACCTCTAGTTGTAAATATAAGGCCTGCCGCAGAACCAGTACTCCAAGCATTTAATTGAGGAGTACCTGAAACAGAACCGTTTATTTCAATCCATCGTGTAACACCAGCTAATGCGTTTGCCCTTAGTGCTGGATTTGATGAATCACCACCTAAACTTGTCTGACCAGTACCCGTAAGCGTTGTAAACGTACCGGCGGCAGGGGTGGTACCACCAATCGGAGGTGGGCTGGCTAGATCAATATCAGAGCCATCAAGAGCGTCCCAAACCAGTTTATCGCCGTCAGTTTTAATGAATTTGTTGGCGTTGCTTCCCTGTGTTTTATAAAACTCAGCCAGGGCAACCAGTTCTTTTTGCCGATCTGTCAGCTTGTCATCCCGACCGCCTCCGCTACCACCAATCGGCATAACAATCCAATCGCCCCACACGCCGGGTGATTTTTCAAATCGGATCTGATAGCCTTTGCGCTCATGCTTTGGCATTGGGCCAATTGGCCCAACCGGGCCTTGCATACCCTGTGGGCCAGTAAGACCCCTTGGGCCTTCCTTGCCGTCTTTGCCGTCCTTGCCGGGGTCGCCCTTATCGCCCTTTGGGCCCTGCGGCCCGGGGACCGTGCTGGCATCACCCTTGAATCCCCGCTCGCCGCGAAAACCACGCGGGCCTTCTGGGCCTTGCAAGCCGCGATCACCCTTATCGCCTTGTGGGCCTGGGACAGGAACATTCCTAAGAATGATTTCTCCCGGGTCACCCTTCTCACCTTTTTCTCCGCGGGTGTTGCTGGCAATCCGTTTGGCCTCAGCGGCTATCTCTAGCGCTTTAGCCGCAGCTGCTCTTGCTGCATCATCACGCATTTACAAATGCCTCTAATAGTTTTTGATCAATTAAATTTCCTTCTGCCACAGACTGCATGGCCAGCGCCTGCTGTTGCTGTTGCTGCATGGCTTCCATAAGCACAGCTCGCTCGGCTAAGTTGTTGCGCAAGTTAGCCGGCACGCCGAGTTTGTCGCCAATGTAATCAACCACCATTTCGGTTTTAATCGCCACAGCTCCGTCTGTGCCAAATCCCTGCATGATCTGGGCGTACTGCATGACCGCGTTGACTTCCTCCATAGCTTGGGCTTGGGCAAGCGGCGCTACTGGGGTGACCTTTACCTCCAGGCCGTTTACGCGCAAAGGCAGGTCGATCATGCCGCGCTCGTCCATAACCTCGAGGATCTTGGCCGTCAGCGGGATCATGGTCTCGTTGATCAGGCGCCCGAATGCCGAGCCCAGGTTCTGGGCCAGCTCCTTCATGCGCTCCACAATCTCGGTGGCCGACCGGGCAGACATGTTGTCTGGCGGCAGCGACTCATCCAGCAGGATGCGCTTGATGCTCGAGGTCAGATCCCCGATCACCAGCTGCGACACGTTGAAGTCGCCGGAGCGGGGTAGCGGTGCCAAGCTTGGCCCCTGTGGGCCGCCATTTCTGGCCACCGGGATGATGGCCGCGGGCACGATCTTGACCGTGTTGGGGTTAAGCACCCCGTCGTCAGCTGCGGTGTAGACACCGGCCACAGCCATCGAGGCGTTTTTGAGCAGCAGTTCTTTGGTTTTGTTCAGGGTTTTAATGTCTGGTAGGGCGGTGATCAGCGGGCCGCGGCCGTAGATCTCGCCTGCTACCTTCATGTAGCGAGAGATCACCCACGGCGAGCTCTTGCGCCTGCGGTAAACGATTTCTTGTTTTGAAACCTTGTCGATGACGTGATAGCAGTAATCGCCCCGCTTTGAGTCAAAAATTGTTGCCTCAAGGAGCTCGATGTCGTCTGTGGGTTTATTCTGAATACGGCGCTGCATGTCGTCTGGAATCTTGGCGTCTGGCCACTGGCGCTCGATCGACTCGCCCTTCATGCGCAGCCGGCGGTAGACGTTGTCGACCTGGCCGTTGGCGCCTTCCTCGTAGCTCACCAGGAACATCGGCACCGGGATAAAGTTCAGCGGAGCGATGTCATCGCCTGGCTGCACCATCATGCAAGCGGTGCCCACAGCGAGATCGAGCAGAAACTCTCCGATCGCAATGTCAAAGTTTGACTGACGCAGCGCGGCGAACATCTTGTCTTGGTAGACATCGAGCACGGCCTGCGCCATCTGAGTCTTGTCGGCGGGGATTGCCGGGCCCGGCTCGAGCCTCGCCCACTTGCGCTGCGGCGGGAAAACCACCGATTGCAGACGATTAGCGAATCGCTGGGTGGAGTTGATCGCAGTCGAGTCGAACACCCGCTGCATTTTCTTGGTGCCGGTGGCGCCACCTTCCCACACACCGTACAGCTGGCGCTGGGGGAGTGCAAACTCGTAGGCGTCCTGATAGAGCTGCTGAAACTCGTCTTTCTTTTTCTGGGCGAGCTCTTGGCGCTTGAGAATTTCATCGGGCGACAGACGCATGCCACCAGGCGCTTTCTTGTCGTAGTAGCTGATCTCCATCTGTCAGTCCTTTTCCAGTTTGTACTTGGCCAGCAGGTTGCGACCCTTTGCCGCTAGTCGTGCAGCTGCGCTTCTAGTGCGCGGCACAGACTCACCCCACGCGTTGGCGGCAAGGGCCAGCCTCGTCGGCTTACCATTTTCGTCAACCAGCGGGCCGCTCGGGTTTGTGTAAAACCGAGTAAGAAAAGACCCCTTGCGGCGGGCGCGGTCACCATCTGGTGATGACTCTTTCACGCCAGGCTGCAAGTTCTTGCTCTCTCCAGAGCGTTCAAACTTGCGGCGGCCGGCCTCTGTGAGCCCACCCTTCGGGTCTTTGTACTTGCTCACCTAGTCCTCTTCCTTGAGCAGGTAGTTGGCCAGCATCGTGCGCTCCTTGCGCGTGAGCGCCAGGTTCTTTTTTAGCTTCTTGCCAATGGCCATTTTCTGCTCGTCCATGAGCTCGACCTCGCCGCCTTCCATCTCTTCTTCGTCGTCGTCTTCTTTCTTGCCGTTTTTCTTGATTGAGATCTCAATCTTCATTTATCTTTCCTCGCGGCCATCATGTTGTCGATGAGGTTTGGATATGGGCGGCCAGCTCTCTTGGCGCTTCGCATTGCGTTGCGCTTCTTGGCATCACTGAGCGGCTTAGACTCGCCCAGCCGCTTTGGCCGCGGCTTCTCCCACACCTCTTTCATTTGTAGTCCTTCATCAGGCCGCCACCCTTACGAGCGCGTCGCTGCTCAGATAGCGCAATGGCGATCGCCTGCTTGCGGCTTTTAACTTTCTCACCAGACGAGCTCTTGAGCTTTCCGCGTTTGTACTCGCCCATCACTTTTTCAACCTTGTCCATCACGCCCCCTGCAGTAGCGGTCGCGTCGAGCGGCGTGAAACAGCAGCCATTCGCGCTGATTTGCGCTCACCAATTTCGCGGCCAAGTTCGGCCTCGAACTGCTTTCGCTTAACGTCAAACTCTGTGGTGTCAAATTCTGGTTTCTGCTTACCAATGTTTAGAACAACACCAGACCCTCCGGCTGACGTATATCTTTTTGTAATTTCTTCGGGTGATAACCCGGTTGCTTCTGCCATGATCTGAGGTGTAACTAAGAATTGATCCATTGCAGCTGCTATTTGTGCGTCTGTCATGCCAGGATTAGCAATTAGATATTCTTTTGTTTGGGCTGCCGTAACAGTTGGCTGGAAATATGGAGATGCAGGCGTTGCCGGTAGCTTTGGTGCCGGTGTTGTAAATTTTGGAATTTCTTTTGGAATCCAATACGTCACATCTTCAAATTTTGCTTTTCCGTACCAAGTTCTTCCTACTTGCTCACGCCTAGTTATCGGAGAAACTGGGTCTGCTGCAATTGCATCAAGTTGTTTTTGGTAATCGGCTAGAGCTTGGCGATAAGACTCGGCTTGCTTTTCATACTCAGGCATGGCTTGCGTTCTGTATTGTTCTGCAGCTTTTTCAAACGGTGCCATCTGAGCCTGAATATTAGCCTGATAGTTAGCAAATGCAGTCTCGTATTGACCTGCTGCGCCGGCAATGTTTTTCTTATACTGCTCAACCAGTTTGGTCAGATCAGCGGTTCTGCGTGATGCTGCTCTACGTTTTTGAAATATTGTAGCCATCTCTTACACCCGCATGTTGGTGCCAAGCATTGCGCTCTCGACTCCGAGCTCTGGTGTTAAGCGCTCTTGAGAAAGTAGAGCCCTGCGGCCACCGCGGGTTCTTGCACGCAATGCAGATACCTCTTGCTGTGCGGCTTTGCGACGCTCTTCGTCTGCTGCAGCTTGCACCTCTTTGGCCTTCTGCTCCATCGCCAGCTTGTTCCCTTGATACTGCAGAGATGTCTGCTCAAACTGCTGGCGGGCCACGTCAGCTTGCTGCTGCAGACTAGCGGCCTGCTGAGAGTAGATCTGGTTTTGTTTTGCAATCTGCTCGCGCATTGCAGCTGCGTCAGCTGCTTGCTGTTGAAGCGCCGCCTGCTGGTTTCGCTCTGCCTCTTGGCGAGACTTGCGCGCTTCATTTGCTTGATAGGCAGTGCCTAAAATAATTGCGCCTGCGATCCATCCTGCCATGTCAAAGTTCCTTTCATTCGGTTCTCGCCCATCCCGCACTCTGGCACCTCGTAGTAGCGGTGCTCGAGCTCATCGATGTCGCGGCAGTTGTCTGGGTTGGCGTAAATGTCAGTCCAGATCACCTCTTCATCGAACACCCTGCCTGCGCGTTGAAACCCAGCAGGCACATCAAATTCAGCGGTAGCCACCAGCACCTTCACGCCATCGTCGGTGTTTACCGCGATCACGCCCTTCTCAAGCCTGACTCGGTACGCCGTCTTGTGAGCTGCGCCGGTTAGCACAGTCCACGGTGGTATCGTGATCGTGCGCTCGTAGATGCCAGGCAAAAACTTGTGGGTCGTCACGATGTTCGCCTGCTCCATCTTAAGCAGCTCGTTCTGCATCCTGACCACCAGCTCGCGCTGCTCTGCAATCGAGAGATCTCTGCGCTCGAAGATGGTCAAGTCACGCATGCAATAGATTCTATTGGTTGTTGTACGCGTTGCAATAGCTGTGGTATCACCGCGCAATACGTCTACGCAAAGATGTCGAAGTCGGTCTTGGCCACCACCTGGCCAGGCGATTTGCCGCCGAGCTGGTGAGCTCTGGTCATGCGGTTGTACTCTCCTCCGCCGAGCAGCAGGTATCCAAACGAATCACCGATGTGCGAGTGCTCGTTCTTGTTTGGCGCGTCCCTGAACCGCTCCTGGCCGGCTCCGACCGAGACCCGCTTGAAGTGGTAGCCGCCGGCCAGAGACTTGCGCAGCAGCTTGCACTCGCGGTTCACGATCAGCCCTGGCTTACCCTCAATCAAACGCTGCATCGGGGCAGCTGATGCCTCGCGCCTGACCTTGAAGTCGTTGGACGCGGTGGGCTGCGCCTTCAGGCCCAAGGTGCGAAGGAAGTCAAACGCGGTGACCTCGTATATCGCATCGCGTGCTTGGCCGGCTGGGTCGCCCCAGATCAGCACCTGGTGGTTAGGGTAGCGGGCGTTGAGTTCGGCAAGCAGCTGGTGGCCAAAACGCTCCAGCCCCATGTCGAAGGTAACGATCTCGTGGTGAATCACCCACCGGCCGTTG